CTTAGTTCGATCCACAATGGCCGCCATTGAAATGTCACTAGAACTCCCTGACCTAATAACTAAATGTACTGATAAGGTTCAGAGTTTGACTGACACCATTATGTCGAAGGACAGAATGGTTAAAAAAGTTGACAATATAGCAATGTACGATAATATCGACACTATTTTGTCCCGAGTAGAGTGTTTAAAAACACTTGAAAAGCATTTAATGTTTAAAGATAGATTAACTCCCTATTTTTTTACTTTTACCAAAGTACCTTCATTTTTGAAAGAAATGATTGCATCCATACAACCAATAGATGATGACTTAGAAGTCAACCCAGGATATCAACAAAAAGAATTTTTTGTTCAAATTAATCACAAATTTCCCTGGGCCAAATGTAAGGTTGGTGGAAAACCTTTTGGATTTAAAGAATTTTGTATTGAAATTGAAAATCATATGGCGACTAAATATTTTGTTCACACTAGTAAAGTATATGTACCACATAAAATTGTGACAAAAATTGAAAATCATGAACATATGTCACCATTATTATTTTCATTCGATATACCATTAAATGATAATATGAGAGAAGCTGCTGCTATTATGCAAGTAGAAATAAATGAAAACAAAGAAGCTGAGAATATTGTTCAGAAACCACTTGATTGTATTAAAGAGGTTTTTAAAAGCATGAAAGATTATGGCAATATCCACTCTAAACAGATTAAAAAAGCTGCTTGTTTCACTGCTGCTATAGGTGTTGCTGCTGCAACAACTGCAGCTCTTCTCTATAAAGACAGTCCAATCTATGCTGGATGGGACTGCGTTAAAGCCGCTGACATAGCACGATATAAATTAAAACATGCTGTAAAATCCGTGGCCGAGTCAGATATGGCTCGAAAAATATTACCAGAGAGTTTACAATCAAAAACTCCAGAAATAATCAAACCCTTATCAACACCAATAAAACATGAATGTATTCATAGTGTTGATTGTCCCAAATTACCTGGGGTTATTGTTTCCGGAGCTGTTTGTAACACTAGATGTGGAGGACATCGATGTTGTCATTGGGCCGATTGTGATCCCGATGCTCGAGAAGGTGTTCTCACTCCTGAAGTAAAAGTTGACGATAAGGGAAAAAATCCTGTTATTGCTGACGCCGTTGACGAGCCTGAGGGTAGAATTCAACGAAATCCTACTGTTGGAACCCGAATCCGAAAAGCAACTAATCAAAGAGCCGAAAAAGATTTTCAAGATCTAAAACAAAAAATTAATAGAGATGTAAGAAAATTTAAATCGGATGCTGAAAAAGATGCTTATTATGAGGACTATCACTCACAGCTACGATCTAAATGGTCTGCTGGATTAGATATTTGGGATGATAGAAAATCTCATGGAAATTGGGAAAACAATAAACAATGGGAAAAAGAATGGATTGAATTTGAGGATATGTGGAACGAATTGTGGAAAGATTTTTACGATGGTTATGCCCGAGCTAGCAACGGAAAACAGTTTACGAAAGTAACTGCCGAAGCTATATTGTATGACCGTTTAGTTGAAGACTTCTATGATTATGATTACTTACATCCTCTTGAAGTGGAAATAATGTTAGATATATCACAAGAGATATTTGCGTTAACACGAGGAAATTCATTCAAGAGTAGTTTTGAAAGTTTTATACCTAGAGTAAAAAC